AAGCCTTGCACCAGTGTTGCTATCAGTAAAACCGCCGCTTCAATCAAGAGGGGCAGGTTTTCGATAATGGCATTTATAATCGTCAGGATCGCTTCCACCGCCACCGGGATAAGGCTTGGAAGAAGGCTCATCAACGTTTCCAAGACCTGTGTAAAAAGATCGGTGATCATGGTAAGAAGCGAAGGCAAAAGCTCCGAAATCGCTTCAAGTAGCGCCCCTGTCACGGCAGGAAGCGCCTGAATCATGTTCTCGATGACCGGCGTAATGTTGGTGACGACGGTCTTAAAAGCATCGACCACGTTTCCTGTCAGCATTTGAATATCGGCATCCGCCCGTCCAAAGCCTACAAGAAGATTTCCAAAGGCACTTTGCAGGGCATTGATGGAGCCGGTGATGGTCTCTTCCGCTTCCAAAGCCGTCGTGCCTGTAATCCCCAAATTATCCTGGATGACGTGAATTGCTTCTACCACATCAGCATAGGAGTCGATATTAAACTCAAGCCCTGAAATCTTCTCGGCATCGGCCAGCAGCCGTTCCATCTCGGATTTTGTTCCGCCGTAGCCCAGTTTCAAGTTATCAAGCATGGTGTAGTTTTGCTTGGCAAAGCCCTGATAGGCGTTTTGGATACTGGTCATGTCGGTTCCCATCTTATTGGCGTTATCCGACATATCGGTGATGGCCATATCGGCATATTTCACCGCTTTTTCCGTATCTCCTCCTAAGGACTGAATCAGGCTTGCCGAAAAGCCCGTCACTGTCTCCATGTACTCATTCGCAGAAAGCCCCGCCGTTTTATAGGCGTTTGCCGCATAGTCCTGGAGTTTCCCGGACGATTCCTTAAAGAGAGTATCGACACCGCCTACCAGCTGTTCATAGTCGGCAAAAGAAGAGATGACTTCTTTTCCGAGCTTAACGGCGGCAGCTCCGGCGGCTACAACCACAGCTCCCATCGCTGCGCCGATTCCTTTCAAGACCGAGCCGAGCTTTCTGAACTTTCCTTCGGATTTGTCTGCCGAATCGCCCGCATCTTCTATTTTCTCTCCCATGTCATCGGCGCTGTCCGTGACATCGTCCATTTCTTTATCCATGTCGGAGAGGGATTTTTCCGCATCATCATAGTTTTTGCCGGCTTCTCTTAGCGCTTCGTTATTGTCGTTTAGCTCCTGCTCCATGCCGTTCAATGCCGCCTTGGCATTGTTCAGCTGGATTTGCCAGTTCTGCGTCCTTCTGTCGTTTTCACCAAAGGAAGCAGCGGCATTATCAAGAGCCGCCTTCAAGGTTTCAATCTTTTGTTTTTGTGCTTCAATCTCTTTATTAAGGACGCTGTTTCGTGCGGAAAGAGCCTGCACGGATTTGTCGTTTTTAGAAAACTCGGAGGTGATTAGCTTCATCTCCGAGCCTAAAACCTTAAAGGATCGGTTAATGTCGGTAAGGGCCTTTTTAAATTCTCTTTCACCCTCAAGGCCAATCTTTAAGCCGAAATTATCTGCCATGAGCTGCCTCCTTTCTATCAAATTCCATAGGGAATCACGTCATCAATCAAAAGCTCCTGCTTCGGTTTGGAAAGCCCGCGATACTGTCTGTCACATTCAATAAGGTCTAAAAGCAAAGAAAAGGGCATGAGCCAGACTTCATCCTGCGAAAGATAAAGCCGGCTCAGCCCGAAATACAAAAGCCGGGTAAATAAGGCTTCACCCTTTACCCGGCTTCCGGGTTTTTTGAGTCCGTCTCGCTTTCAATATTTCGCTTGGTCGCCTTTAAAAGAGCGTCCGTAATGGCATCCTTGTATTCCGCAAGATCCAAAGGAGAGGTCAAAAGCTCCACTTCCTCCTCGGTGAGAAGTTCTTTTGTGTCGTTCTTGTTTTTCAGGTTATGGATTAAGATCGGCTGATTGGCAAGCAGCGTAATCAGCCAGATGATCTCTCCCAAAGCCATCTCGAAGTTCTCCGCCTTCATAAGCTTGTCGCCTAAGTTTTCAAGACCGCCGTAGCGTCCTGCGATTTCTTTGGTCGCTCTGGTCGTAAGAAGAAGTTCATACTCTTTTTCACCGACTTTAATCTTTGTCATATATTCCTGATACATATAAGCATCCTCCTTATGGGGCAACCGGCGTAAAGACCGGCTCATAGACGGATGTGTACCAGCCTGTGATGACTTCAGGGGCTACCCCCTCATCGCCTTCCGTCACTTCCGCCTTCCAAGGGTGTCTTCCTTCAGCGTCCGCCTTGTTTCTTCGCATGATCGTGCCTTCAATGGTCGGTGTGGAAAAGGTGATCGAGTCGCCCTTCGTTTCAAGGTTTGTAGCGGGTATGCCGAATTTCACCCGGTAAAGCCAAAAATAGCGATAATTGCCATTTGATTTCTTTGCGCGAAAACCGATAGCGACAGGAAGACCCCCGTCTTCAGACGAGGAAATCAGGACTTTGTTTGTGTCGATAACAGCTCCCGTAAGATCGGATGCCGCCTGACTTCCAATATCGTCCACACCGAGGGAGAGCGTCCCTGTTTTAAACTCTTTTACAATCTCCGATGCACCGTCATCGGCATAAAGAATCGCTTCCGCCAGCTCCACCGACAGCTCCGCCGTGATGGCTTTTGCCAGCTGTACGGGCGTGTCGTAGGTTTCCATACCGGAAGCATCCTCCGTAATTTTTGCATAATACAATTTATCCAGGCCTATTGTTGCCATAGTGATTCCTCCTTATCGGACGTATTCTTTCGCCACGTCCAGGCTGTAATGGTAGTATCCCGTGTCTTCTTCAAGGTCTAAAAACCTCCGTTCCGTGATGATAAAATCCTGCTCAAGCAAAGCGTCCGTCAACCGCCTTTTCCAAAGAAGATAGTTTTCCTTGCAAAAAAGTGAGATGCGGATTTCTTCCGTTTCCACCAGCGGCTTATTGTCGGCATAGAAGAGTAAATCGTCATAAAGCGGTGTAAAGACCAGATAGGTTTCAGGAGCCTTCTTTTCAAAGGTCACGGCTCCCGAAGGAAGCCTTAAGCCTTCCGCTATTTGTTTTAGTTCTGCCAATGCACTCATAGATCAAGCTCCTTTTTTAATGTTTCTTCCATCGCTTGAACGGCAGGCTTTCTCGCTTTTCTTCGTGCCGGCTTCATCCAGGGCTTTGCTTTCTGACCGGATTTTCCGTACTCCAAGACCTGAGCTTTCAGTGCATTCGGCACGCCTTCCCGGTCAATAGAGTCTCCGACACCTACCCGGATATTCCACTCGCCGTTTCGATCCTGCAAAGCCGGGGTGATGCCAAGGCTTCTTAAAAGATCGCCCTTGGAGCGGGAAGGGTACTTGGTATCTTTTCCGATCCGGCCTTCAAGGTTTGCTTTCATCGCCGAGAGCACGACCTTGCCGCCGCTTTGTAAAATCTTAGGAGCGGCTTTATCAAAACGGTCACCGAGTTTTGAGAGCTTATCCAAGAACTCATTCGGCATTTTCATTTCGCATTTAGCCATCCTTTACCACCCCTTCCGTATCGACTCTTTCAGCCAAAATCTCCCAATAGAGCCCTTTTCTTCGGATGTCTTCCACGGAGAGAATGTTGTGCCTGCCGTCTTCCGTCACCACGACGCAGCGGGTATCGAGTGTGATGCCGGGAATTCGCCTGATTCTAAAAAGCGTCGTTGCTGTCGAAAAAAGACTTCGATTCTTCCAGGTCTCACTCCCGTAGCGGTCTTCCCGGTAAGCTCTGACACTTGCAAGAAAGACGTCTCGCTCCACCGGAAAGCCGTCCGGATCCGTTTCCTGCTCCACACGAAAAAGCTCAATAAAGTGATTTAGTTTAATGCTCATAGGATCACATCCTTATCGCCCTGAAGAAGAGTTTTAACCGTCTCCCAGACCTGCCGTGCGGCTTCAGGAGAATCGGAAAAGAAGCCGGCCGTTGAACCGTCTCTTGATTCATAGAAGAAACTTGCAAGGACGATCACAGCCTGCTTGGTACTCTCCGTCATTGGGTGTGTAAGATAATAATCCGGCCCTTTTTTCTGGTATCCCTCTGCATAGGAAATCGCAGAGGAGAGGCAGCGGAGCATGAGGGGATCGTCCGCATCATGCTCCACCACCAGATTTTCTTTTAACGGATAAAGAAGATCCTCTGCGTTCATCTATATCCTCCTTATACGCCGGCTTTCATCTGTAAAAGCTTCACGCTCTCAGGCAGGATGAGTTTTCCGTCCACCCGCTGTGTCGCCTTAAAGCCGACTTGACCCGTTGCGGCAAAAAGCTCGTTTAATCTTTGGAAAGACCTGCCTTGACGATCGGCAATCCAGTAATAGGAGAAGTCGCCTAACGCAATCGCAAGAGCTCCCGCTTCCGCTAAGGGCGCAAAGCTTGACGTGTAGACCGGACGATTGAGGATGGTATCCGGCGTACCTGCCGTCAAGGCCGGCTGCCAGAGATACTGCCCGGTCGTGTCTTTCAGCTTTCGAATGAGCTTCACCGTCGCATCGTTCATGATGAAGACGGCATTTTTCCTGTAAGGTGCACGAAGCGAATAGAAGAGGTCAATCAGCTCATCGGCTGTCACTGCCTTGTCCGAAGCGGCTGTAACGCCCACTTCACCTCCGCCCGTAGTTTGGAAAACGCCTACAGGTTTACCCACACCGTCACCGATGAGGAAGGCTTCCTCTTCTTTAGAACCCATGCGTCTGCCGAACTCTTTCGCAATATAGCTTTCAAGGTCAAAGACCGAATCGTTTAAGAGCTCTTCGGAGACTTTCAGCATGGTCGCCAGCTTATAGGCGCCGATGGAGACCTGACCGAAGGCGGGATCGGATTCCGGGATAGCCGCTTCCTCATCCACCCAGCTGGCCGTGCCTTTCGTCGCAACAACAGGGATTTTGCGGTCACCGGAAGAAGTCTGGATGACATGAGCAAGCTGTCTGAAGATGTTTTCTTCTTCCAGAGCTTCTACCAGAGTCCTTTCAAATTCATCCGGGGCCAGATAACCGCCCTCGGAGTCGGTGCCGACCTGCAGGGCATTGGTAACAGGGGCATTCTTCTTTCGCATAAGGTTCCAGAAGTCCCTTTGATAAGCGTCACTTCCTCTGCCGGTCTTGTCTTCCTTGTCCTGCATGGGGTTTCCCACCACCGGACGGCTGATCGCTTCAGCAAGCTTCATGTCCATGTCTCTTTGGCGTTCGAGCCTGTCGATTTCTTTTCCGAGGTCTACAACTTCCTCTTCCATCTTTTCGTAAGCCGCCGTGTCTTCTGCTGAGACGATGCCTTTCTCGTCTCGCTTGTCCTCTAAAAAGGTCTTAGCCTTTTCCCAGGTTTCAAGGCGCTTATTTCTCAGTTCCTGAATTTTGTTCATTTCTTCGTCCTCCTTAATGACGTAAAAGTTCGAGCCGTTTTGTAAGCTCTTTGTATGTCGTACCTGTTTCTTCCAAGTTGTCCGCTTCTTCATCGGACCCCGTTTCTCCCTCTTTCTTTGCTAAAACCGCATCGGCACTGATCTTGTTTAAGACCGTGCTCATCATCTTTCTTGCGGCAAAAGCCATACCTTCCTGAGCTTCTTCATCCGCTTCCTCCTCTTCATCATCGCCGGTGAAAAGAAGGCGGTCACAAAAGCCGAGTTCCTTTGCCTTCTTTGCATTCATCCAAGTCTCGTCATCCATCAGGCGAGAGATTTTATGCCTGGAAAGCCCGGTTTTGAGTTCATAGGCGTTAATGATGGATTCTTTGACTTCGTCCAAGATGTCCAGTGCCTTTTCCATCTCGTCTTTCCAGCCGTAGGCGGAAGTTTCGGGATTGTGAATCATCATCATGGAAGAAGGACTCATCAACACCTCACCGCCCGCCATCGCAATGACGGAAGCGGCAGAAGCGGCAATGCCCTCGATTTTCACCGTGATTTTGCCTTTGTGATCCATGAGCATGGTGTAGATCTGTGATGCCGCAAAGACATCGCCGCCGGGCGAATTAATCCACACCGTCATATCTCCCGGATGACTTTCCAGCTCCGATAAGAAAAGAGCCGGTGTGACTTCATCGCCAAACCAGCTCTCTTTTGCAATCGGACCGTCCAGTCTCAGGATGGTTTCTTCCTTTGGATCTCCTCTTTGAAAGACCCAGAATTTACGTTTCTCCATCTCTTTTCACCTCCTTGCCGGAAAAGATGCCGGCATCTTCAAGTTTCGTCATGTTGCCGTTGATCAAGTACAGATCGCCTCCTTCTTCTTTTGGTATGAGATTCATGTTTTCAAGCCGCCTGATGTCGTTGGCGCTCATCCAGCCGTTTTGCCTTGCCGTCGCATAGCCTCTCATCCGGCTTTCATAGTCGCCCCTTAAAAGCCCGTCGACATTGAACTCAATGAAATAACGCTGTCTTTCAGCGGGATATAAAAGAGCCTTGTTCATGGCCTGCTCGAGCCGTACCAGCCAGGGTCTTATCGTGTGAACGACAAAGCTGATGGACTGGTGTTCGATATTGGAAAAGGTCGCCTTGTCGAGGTCTGCCACCAGGTGTGGCGGCACTCGGTAGATACGGCAGATTTCTTCCGTCTGATACTTTCTTGTTTCAAGAAACTGTGCTTCATTCGGCGGAATCCCAATCTGCTTATAGGTCATGCCTTCTTCCAAGACAGCGACTTTGTTGGCGTTTCCCGAGCCTTTAAAAAGCTCGTTCCAGCTTTCTCTGACCTTGGACGGGTCTTTAAGCGTGCCGGGATGTTCCAAAATACCGCCAGGAGCGGCCCCGTTTTGAAAGAAGCTCGCACCGAACTCCTCGGTTGCCATCGACATGCCGATAGCGTTTCTGGCCATCGCAATCGGTGAGTAGCCCACCAGTCCGTCAAAGCCAAGCCCGGGGATATGGAGAATTTCTTCTCTTCGAAAAGCAATGTTACTCATCCCGCTTTGGTAAAGATAGATGAGTTCGTCCGTCTCCGCCCGGCTGACCTGCATCTTGTCCGGCATCAAAGGATAAAGCCCGATGATTTCGCCATGCCCGTTTCTTACAATCTGGGCATAGGCATTGCCCCATAAAAGAAGATGGGTCATCAGGGTTTCCCGGAAGATGAAGGATGTCATTTCCGGATTGGGGCTGTCGTGCAAAAGAAAATACAAAGGATGCAGTGTATCCCGCCTTTTTCCTTCCTCGACATGACGGTAAAGGTGCAAGGGTAGACTCGCAACAGTCTCAGAGATTACCCTGACACAGGCATAAACCGCCGCCGACTGCATGGCATTTTTCTCCGTCACCTGCTTTCCGGAAGAAGACGGGGCAAAGAAAAACCGGAACACCGACGGTTTGGTCAGCTCCGGCTTATCCCTGCTTTTGAATAGGTTCTTTAAAAGTCCCAGAGGACATCACCTCCTTATCGTTTCTAAAAGAGCAGCAAGCCCCGCTCATCGTAAACTGAGCCGAGGTCGCTTCCCTGATTTCGGATCGCCCGGTCAAGCGCCATGATGAGTGCCACCGCACCGTCAATCCGTTCGGTCGATTTTTCCTTGTCCGGCTTAATGTTTCCGGCAGGATCAGTTCTTACGAAAATATTATCCACGCACCAGCGAAGGACAGGATGTCCTCCGTGAGCAAGTTTTTCTTCCAAGACCAGCTTCATCAGCTCCTTGGTCGGAGGGCTCATATCCTTATAGCCCTGGCCGAAGGGAACGACGGTAAAGCCCATATCCATGAGGTTCTGGCTCATCTGCACCGCACCCCAGCGGTCAAAGGCGATCTCTTTGATGTTGTACTTCATACCGAGGTCTTCAATAAACTGTTCAATAAAGCCGTAATGCACGACATTTCCTTCGGTCGTAAGAAGAAAGCCTTCTTTTTCCCAGATGTCATAGGGCACATGATCCCGGCTGACCCGAAGCGAGATATTTTCTTCCGGTATCCAGAAAAAGGGAAGAACATAGTAGGGCTCGTCTTCCGTTTCCGGAGGAAAGACCAGGACAAAAGCCGTCAGGTCTGTGGTGCTTGAGAGGTCAAGCCCGCCGTAACAGACGCGGCCTTCAAGTTTTGTCTCATCAACCGCTACATCACAGGCATCCCACTTTTCCATCGGCATCCAGCGGACGGATTGCTTCACCCATTGATTAAGCCTTAATTGACGGAAGATGTTTTCTTCCGCCGGGTTCTGCCTTGCACTGTTGCAGGCGATCCTCAGCTTTTCAATATCGACGGTAATGCCAAGAGAAGGGTTGGCCTTTTTCCAAACCTTCTCATCCGTCCAGTCTTCCTCCTCATCCGCTCCGAAGATGACAGGATAAAAGCTCGGATCCCGTTTTCTTCCTGCAAGGATATCCTCCGCCTTTTGATGGACTTCCCAGCAGATGGAGTGCCTGTCCGTTCCTGCTGTTGTAATCAGAAAGTAGAGCGGCTGTTTTCTGGCATCGCCCGATCCTTTGGTCATGACATCGTAGAGCTGACGGTTCGGCTGAGCGTGAAGCTCATCAAAGACCACCCCGTGAACGTTAAGGCCGTGCTTGGTATAGGCTTCTGAGGACAAGACCTGATAGAAGCTGTTTAAGGGTTTATAGATAAGCCGCTTTTGCGAGATCAAAGGCTTGATGCGGGCTTTCAGCGCAGGATTTTGTTCCACCATCTGCACCGCCACATCAAAGACAATGGATGCCTGCTGGCGATCAGCGGCACAGCCGTAAATCTCACCGCCGTGCTCGAAGTCGCCGCAGGTAAGGTAAAGGGCAATAGCTGCCGCAAGTTCAGACTTGCCTTGCTTCTTTGGAATCTCCACATAGGCCGTATTAAACTGCCGATAGCCGTTCGGCTTCAAAATGCCGAAGAGGTCTCTTACGATTTGTTCCTGCCAGTCAATCAGCTCGAAAGGTCTGCCGTACCATTCGCCTTTGGTATGTTTCAAAAGACTGATAAAGGTAACGGCGCGGTCTGCCGCATCTTTGTCGTAATGGGAGGAGGGAAGCTTAAATCTTGTCGGTTTGTATTGTTCTAGTTTTCGCATCCAAGCCTCCTTTACGCATAAAAAAACGACCCCTAAGGCCGTACCACGAGCAAAAGCCCCATAAGGGCTGATGCTTTTTGTTTTTTCTTTCAATTAGTCCTGCTTAAAGCACCACTTGATGGCATGACCGCTGTCAGGAAAACTCTCATCAGCTTCTTTGATCAGTGAAAGCATTGCTTCAATCCTGCTCGGAGCATCTTCCAAATCCACCATTTCGTAAATCATCGCGGTATATTTGCCGTAGCGGTTCATGTCTGTTACAAAAACCCGCTCTTTCCATTGCACTATGGCACCGTAGCTGGGGCTGATCTTCATGGCCTGTTTTTCAATCGTTGTAAACTCTCTCATTTCTTCAGGCTCCTTTTAAGGTACTCATTCCAGCTGATTTTGCCGTCTTCATAGTCTGCTTTTGCAGGATCCTTTTCTCTTTCTAAACGCTTCTTTTCGTTTCTTCGTCTCGTTGCTTCTAAAAAGGTCTGTCTCTTCAGTTCTTTGTTTGTCGTGGTCTTTTCCTCCTTCGTTTTTGTACGTACATATTCGCTCTAAAAGAAGAATAAGCCAAGTCATAAAACCCTTTATTTACAAGGTTTTCAGGGATATTTAGCACAAAGATACACCTCTTTATTTGTCACTGACCGACAAGTATTTCTCATCACCCGTAAAGATAAACTTTGAATACCTGTTTCGGTGTTCTTCGATGAAAATCACAAGTTCGTAAAAATTCATCTCACTAGCGATGTGCTGCACCGTGCGGCTGTCCAGCATATTGGTCTTTCCGCTGTCACGGACGGCTATAATCTGTTCTTTTAAGCTCATCGGTCAATCCTCCTTACCAAGTCTTCACCGTAGACGACATTCAGCCCCGAGCCGTTATCCCAGCTGACTAAAATGCTTCCGATATCATCCACGGCAAGGACTGTGCCTTTTGTTCCGACAGGAGGTGCCTGCGGGTCGTCCATCTTTAAAAGCTCCACTCTGGCTCCCTTCGGATAGGATTTTCTTAAACCCTCAAGAGCATATTTGTTAAGCGTTCTCATGAGCATCCTCCTTGAAGTATCGGTGGGAAGAAGAACCGCTTAGGTGCTGCAAGAGCATCTTTCTTGCTTCCTTGTACTCGTCTCCGATGTAGCCGAGCCTTAAGAGAAAGCAGCGGAAGCTGTACTTTTCGTTATCCGTCACGGTTTCTCTTTCCAGAACTCTTTTTTGCTCTTTGGCCATCTGGCAGAGCTTGGAGACAAACTCCGTATAGACTTTTGCTTCGTCAGCTCCAAGGATGCGGTCAAACCAGGGAAAGTCCACCGTCTCGATGTTTCGTTCTGCTGTGGTGCGGTCGGCGTTCAAGGCTTTCTTTATGAGTGCCCCCTTGGATTCCAAGATCCGGTCCAGCTTCTGCGTGGTTTCTGTTGTAAAGAACTCGGCCGGAAAGGAAATGGTAAAACCGTCTTTTACAGTCTCAAAGCCCTGTGCTTCAAGTTCTGCGACAATCCTCTCAACATCATCTCTCAAGAAATTAACGCCCCA